TATACTTAATAGTAAACTCATCTAGCCTTTCCTGCATTTCCTTAGCTAAATTCTGACGTGTAGCAATTTCCTCTTTGCTATTACCCTTGACGGCAGCAATCTTCTTCGAGTAAGCAACACCAATTTTAGCAAGTTCTTTCTCCAGTCCCTCATCCATAAGAGCTAGTTCTGACTCCTGATAAATTTCATGAATTTTCAGCTTCTCTTTGAGAGCTTTTTCCTGTTCACGTTTTTCTTTATCAGTAAGGACTGTTATACCTGAACCATTTTTGTCGTTACCCTTTGGACGGAACTTTTCTGCAATCACATCAAGTCCACGATTAAACTCATCGCTAGATGCTATTTTAAATAAGTTTTTAGAAAATTCCAACTGAGCCTTATCCGCTTTTTCTGCTTCCGATGTGTAATAGCCAAACATTTTAGCAGCACCATTCTTTATCCAAGACATATCTTCAAACTCTGATGTTGCATATTGAGCACGAGTTTTCATCCGTTTTAAAGCTTCTCTCTCTTGGGCCGTTACTTCAATACGTTTATTTTTCATTTGAATAACAGCTTTTGTGTATGCTTGTTCCTCTGTATCACCAGCATCAATAAGCCTCTTATATTCTGCCTGAAAATCTTTTTCTACTTCCAATAACTTTTTGTTCGCATCTTTTTTTGCAAGTGTTCTAAAATTATAATCTATCTTTTCTATTTTTTCTTCAGGAGATTTCAAATCATTGGCGATACCTCTTATTTTATCAGCCATCCAATTAAGAAACTCCTTAGCAGGTCCCGTTGACTCGGAGAAAGAAAGCATAAACGCTTCCCATGCTGAAGATAAGTTAGCAAGAGCTCCATGAACATTATCTCCCATCGTGTGAGCCATATCGCCCAATTCACGTTCTACACCAGTAATCTGTTCTCTAAGTGGTAATATTTTATCAACAGCGGTGAGAAAGGCATTAAAAGCGGCAACACTACGCTTATCAGTTAATTCAAGAGTAGTATTCAAGTCTACCCCTTTTTCTTTTAGCGATTTCAATCCTTCAACTAACTCAGGCAATGTTTTAACGGGCTTACCTAACGCCTTTGCCAGCTTTCCATTACTATCAGCTAAATTTAGAAAAACATTACGGGTAGCAGTAGCAGCCATTGAAGCATCAAAGCCGGCATCCGATAATTTACCCAACAAAGCCAAAGTATCTTCAATACTGAAATTAAAGGCTTTTGCAACCGGTCCAACAATTGGTAATGCAGTAGCGAGATATGAAAACGACAATGCGCTTTTGGTTGTTGCGACAGCCATCGCAGACACATATCTTTCAGTTTCTCTTGTATCAGCATTAAACATACGAAGAGAAGCACCTGCCAATGAAGCCGCATCTGCTAATTCTGCCCCGGTAGCTTGTGCAAATTTTAGAATGTGCTCTGTTGCATCTAATATTTCTTTTCGAGTAAAACCTAGTTTAGCAAGTTCTATTTGCAAATCCGTAGCTTCGGATGCAGTGTATTTCGTTGTAGCACCCAAACGTTGAGCATCCGCAGTTAACTCCTTCACTTTATCAGAAGTGGTTCCTAATATTGCAGCAAGCCTACTATTAGCTAATTCAAATTTAACAATATCACCTACTCCTTCACGCAGTTTTGTAAATAAAGCAACAACTCCACTAACAACAGCTTGTGCACCAATATATCCAGCAGCCCACCCTTTCAATCCTGCACCAACTTTGTTTAGCCCAGGAGCCATCTCCGTTTTAAGCATCATTCCAGCATTCCGGGCAATAATTCCCATGTTCTGCATGGACTTATTACCGTTCTGTATTTCAATCCATGCCGCCTTTACTTCTTCCCGATATGCACCAATGGTCATTTTCTGTTGACTATATCGATCGGAATTTCGCTTTATGTAATCAGTGTTGATTCCAATAGTAGAATTAAGACGGGCAAGTGTACGAATATAGTTTTCATCCGTATCTTTCAAAACATCAACAGCCTTTTGCAGCTGCTTATTCATTTCCTTTGCTTGTGAACGGCTATGTACTTCCTGATTAGTCAAGGTAATAGCAGTTCTGATAAGTTTTAAACGTTCTTCTTCAGATAAAACAGCTTTCTTACGAGTAGTATTACCGGCATTCTGCGCTTTTGTCAAGTTAGCTTCCGCTTTAGCAACCTTTTCCAAGGACGCAGCATTATCCGAGTTTGCCTTGGTTAGTTTCTTCAATTCAGCAGCAGATAATTTCTCTACATTTAGCTTTTCCTCTATCTTCTTACTGACAGTTTGAGTTATTTCAGACTGTTTTCTAAGAGCCTCGGTTAATTCAGCAGATGCAGAACCAGCCGTTTTTGCTTGAGTATTATAAAGATTACTCAACTTTTCAAGATCAGCAACGCCTTCTACATTTAGTTTCAAACCTTTTGCTAATTCTTTGGCCGCATTAACATAATCAGCCCTCACACGCTCAATAGTATTATCAAGCTCCACCAATTTCTGCAAATCGTTCTCATCAACGAAATCTTTTAATTTTAAATCTGCCATAATTACAGGTAATGTCTATATTCAACAATCTTTCCTTTTATCTCAACTCCTAGTTTATCAAAAGCATAGGTACCATCTTCTTTCTGATAAACGACATACATGCAACCATCCAAGACAGCTGCTTTCTTTGCAAGATCACTGATACGTTCCAGTTCACTCTGCATCTTTTTTATTTCGCAACTACAAGCCATTTTCTACCGATATCCACATTCTGAAAAGAAACGTTCCATCCAGGGACGGAGATACATAATATTAAAGTACTCTTTAGCTGTATCACCAATGCCTAAAATCTGCTCACCGTATTTCTTCTCAATAGAACTACCGTCCGTAAATCCTTTCGTTGAGAATCGAAGCCCGGAATCAATTCTATCGGCAGTTATGCTATCATAGAAAGTACCAGTAATAAAGAGGTTAGGTACCTCAACCGGACGCGGTGGCAAATAAAGCATCTCACTTCTAAGAGGTGGAGTTATCCTCTCCTTCCATCGTTTATATTGTTCCGCACGGTTCTGCCAGGGACCGGGCTCGTTAAAATAGGTGTCAGTATCATAATCAGGATTCAATAGATGTTCAGTACCGTCCAGACCGGAATATAATTGCTCCTGAATGCAATCAACGAGCACATTCTTATGTTCTTCCATACACCTAATACATTCCTCTTCAAACCCGGATGCAATGGAATGAATAACTCTATGTAATTCATCAAAATCTGCCATACAGTAAAAATATAACGGGCCGGGCTGTAATCACACCCCAGCCCGTCGGTTACTTAGTTATCGCATCGTACACTTCCGAGAGCTTCTTCTTGCGGTCAGCTTCCTTCAGTTCCTGCCACACGACTTTAATGTGCGCATTAATAAACTCTTCCTTCGTCATGCCCTTCACAGCAACCTCGACGAACGTAACATTATCTACCTTCATGACACCTGCTCGATACCTCTGATTCCTTTTTCATACAATACAGAAGGAGCTTTCAACGAAGGAACCGCCCCGGCTTTAGGAACAATGGTAATGATACCATCCGAATATGTAGCAGAAGTTACGTTATTCATAACTTCAGCAGCACCATCAGCAATAAGACTGCCAAATTCTTCTGTACGGTCATAACCACCAACAACTTCAACTATTTTGTAAGTATTTTCGGCCTCCAACTTTTGAAACACAACATCAACCAAGCCTTTAACGAAATTCTTGGGATTGAAGTCTAACTGCACGTAGTCAAAGTGCAATTGGCTGTCTTCCACATCTTCATGTGAAAAACTAACAGTCATCGCAGACTTAGCACTACTGGTCGGGTACTGTGTCACGGTCGGATAAACAGTAGACATCGGAATACCGGCAAGGATATCAGTGTCATCATTATAACCGATCAACATATTATCCTGATTCCAAAAGTAAACGTCCCATCCTTTATTGGCACATTTCAGAAGCTGGGCATTCAAAACCTCATCAAATTTCTTCAAAGTGAAGGTGTCTGTTTGAGCGCTAAGCCCGTTGTATTCACTTGCACCGTACCCTACAGGATTAACTTGAGGCTCTCCACCATTCTTGGCATACTCCAGGAATGGCAAAATAGGGTAAATACGCCCGGGACGGTCTGCATGGCACAATTCGAGCAACTTCTCACCTGTTATATCAGCAGGGAGTTTGACACCATGTTCTGTCAAGATAGCACCTTTGACCTTTTTCCAGTCAATGCTACAAGCAGAACTACCAGTGTTCATCCGGGAACCCTTACACGTTCTAATCTTTCTCATTTTCTTCTACAATTAAGATTATTAATTTTTATTTCCATCGAGCGTATATTTATGGCATCAATCGGCTCGCTCACAGCCTCACCGGAATCTGTATAGGCTCCGTATCTGCCATATGAATAGTTTTCTGAATAACTATGTTTCACTTTTTCGTCATAGTCGCAGTCGAACCGAGAATCTTCATATAATACTTCCAATAAACGTTTATAGATTGGCCGAAGGATATTTTTAAAAGATGTGGTTCTGCGCATCTCATTGCTCCACTCTTTACAAGAAGAACATGCTATAATTAACGAAACCTTTGCTTTTGAAAAATAATCCGCATCACCTCTATCCTCACTAATTGGAGTGAATAGTGCAACTAATGGAAACTTCCTTTCAGACTGGGCAGAAGACTTACTGTATTCATCTAAAATATCTTTGATATATTGACTGCTACCGAAGATGTAATTCAACCTTGGGGACT